CTCTGTTGTATCTCTTACACTCTCTTGCCTGAATATCTGAATACGATAAGGCTTTTCTCCTTTATAGGTTACTCCTTTAAGAGGTTTGCCAAATGGTACTCCTAGTTCTTTACTATCTTCTCTGAAGTATAATTTCATTATAGTCTCCTAGCGGTTGTATAACTTACGCACTACATCATCTGCTAGTTCCATGCCTACCTTAAAGGCTACCCAAGTATTCCTTGCGATAAAACCTGCTAACATAATAGGACTTGTTATTATTGAAAAGATTACTAAGTATAATGTTACTGGTTTCATATCGTTCTCCTGTTATTCTATCTGTAATACCTACTCCATAATAACATAAGCTATGTATAAAAAGAATACTAGACGGTGAGGTACTCTCTCCACTTATGTTATTACAGGCTAGATACTATCTAACTATTACTTCTACGCTTAGGTGCTTTATTAACTACGGCTACTACTGCACTAGCGGCTTGCTTACAAGCGTCATTAAACTGTTCCTTAGCAATCTCTCCTTCTACTAAGATACCTCCTGCACAAGCAGAGTACCCTGCCTTGTCTAGCCAACTATCCATATGGTTAGGGTTAGTAGCAATACGGGCAGTCTTGAGCAAGTCCATCATAGCGGCTATGTCTAGTGCTGTAAGGTCTAGTACAATACCATGCCTAGCTCTTAGGTAAGTAACCCAGAACTCTGCAATAGTCTCAAAGCTGTCTTCTGCTGTACCATACTCACTGTTACGGTTATGATTTACAATACCTTCTACTTTATTAAGGAACTTACGTCTAGCACTTTCTACTGAACTCTGTGGCAGTACTGTATTCTTATCTTCTGCGTGTCCCATAGGTGCTTCCTGTCTCATTTCTTTTTCAATCATACTAATCTCCTATTATTAAAAGTCATCTACGTCTGTTGCCCATAGCGTCTTAGCATCTACCTTAGTTTCCTTAGCTTTCTTAGTAGTTTTCTTAGCCGCTGTTGCTATCACTTCTTCTCTAACTATCCTGCGTAGAGTAGCTACTAACAAGCCTACATCTTCAGGTAACATAAGAGCTACTGCTTCGGGGTTAGCCATAAGAGCAATCTTTAGTAAGCTCATTTCTTTCTCAGCTTCCATATCACTTAGACTATTAAGCTGTCTAATGCGAGGTACTATATCTGCTGTTGTGATTAGAGCATCTTCCATTATCTTACTGTCAGTTTTGCCCAAAGGTTCATCTAGTATTTCGTCTAAAGACTTGCCTTGCTTATCCTCTATTGCATCAAGTTGGCTCTTTAAGTTATCTACTATGCTTACTGGCTTAGGCTCTTCCTTTACTACTGCTGTTACTACTATAGGTGGGTGTTCTACCTTAGGTACTTCTTTCTGTTCTACTGTACTACTAACATTATTAGAAGCTATCTTAGCCGCTAACATCTCTTTCAAACTTGCCATGATAGTCCTTTCTTAGAAGTCGCTAGGAGCTTCTATCTTAGCTATAGTAAAAGACTTACGTCTTGCTAAGGCTATATGAATTCGTACCATGTTAGGAGGAGTATCTTCCTCAGACTTAAGCAGAGTGATACTAAGTTTACTCTCGTCTGTTGGCATATTCTTAGCCTTGAGTTTAGAGTTCTCCTTGCCTTTAACACTGATAAGTCCTTTCTTAATCTCCTCTATTGCATGAGCCTCTACTGTTAAGATAAGTTCATCAGACATTAGAAGTTGAGCGTAGAGTTCTTGTACTGTCATACTAACATCTTCTGCTAGTACATCAGTATCTTTCTCATTCTGTTCCATTCTTTTTCCTTTCATTGTTAGCGTGTTCTTCTAAGTACCTATTCCAGCCTTTCATCCACTGTCTATACTGCACAGTACCTACTAAGAAAGGAGGAATAGGGTCTTTACCCATCTTAACCTTAGCCCTATGAAACCCATCATTCTCTATTGCTTCAGGTGTACTGTCTAAAGTAACCTTCTTAGATGAGCCTCTTAAATAACTGGTAGTCATTAAAGTATTCCTTTATTGTATTGTATTTGTAGTAGTCTATATGCAAGCCTACATAACTCTCACTACATTTGAGTATGCCTTTGAGTACGAAGCCTAGACCATTCAACCTGCCACTAGGCATCTCTGCCATCATATCTTCCACTTCTTTATTAGGCTCAACCTGTAACCAGTTTACTAATAGGCAGTAGTCGCTTATGTTAATTCTTACTGTATTACTATAGCTAGTGCCTACTGATATAAGTCCTATGGTAAGGTATAATCTAGTGTCTATGTATTTAGAATAGTCTATTTGCATAATGCCCTCTTGATTTGTCATTTTAGCAATTTTAGTTATTTTGTCAATTAAGAATTTTTTCAACTCCCTTATCTAGTGTGCCTAGTCTAGTTACTGTTACTCTGTCTTTACTACTATGATACTCTACTACTCGGCAGTCCACTGTACCATCTTGCAAGTCTGTAATAAGTTTCTTCTCTACCTCTTGCTTGCCTATCTCCTTGCCACCAAAGAAAGCTATGCTTACTAAGACTAATAAGAGAATAGTATTTAGTCTCCATTGGTTAATAGCTTCTGCCTCTGTTATAACGATTGGTCTGTTTAAAGTAGTCATGTTAGTTCCCCTTTCTTAGTTGCATCTTAGATTTGCCCACTCTTACTCTAGCCTCTTGGTAAGGAGATAGTTTCTTACAAGTAATAGTCTGTCGTAGTACTTGGTTGCCTATAAGACAATTATTCCTAGTATTATATACCCATACTCCTGTAATAAGTACACTACCTTTTGAGCCATTAATGATTTCTCCTTCTATAATACTGTTATCTTCATCTTCCCATAGGGTTTTAACTCTATACATAGTCATATTAGTTCTCCTTTGTGTACTAGGAGCAAGCTCCTAGTACTTCCTTTTGATTAGTCGCGTACACCCAAGCTAGGTTTAGTAACTCGGATAGAGCCTAAGTTCATCTCCTTGTATCCACTGTTGAATAGTGCAATCTTATCCTCTAGTGTATTACCCTTAACCTTCTGTACATCTACTGCCTTATCTACTACGTACCTCTTAGCTATTAAGTAGACTTCCTCCCTAGCCCTAGTGATAGCTGTATAAAGCATCTCTCTATTCAGACTGATAAGGTGGTCAGGGTGGAATATAATGAATACTCTACGCCACTCAGAACCTTGAGACTTATGTACTGTCATAGCATAGCCTAGTTGGAATACACTAGGTGCTAAGTCTCCTGCGGCTGTAATAGTATCTGTGTAACCATCATCATACGCTACCATAACCTTATGAGAGGCTTGCATCTTACGTTCCATAGCAGTCTCTTCCATATCTTCTAAGGAGAAGTTACTATAGTCTATGCTATCAATCTCATCATCTAAGCTAAGTTCGTCTAACAAGTGAGCGTTCTCTGCACTCATTCGTCTTACTCCGTATCTACTAAGGTCATGTCCTGCCATAGCAGGTTCTTTGCCTACATAAGCTGGGTTACGCTCTATACTAACTATCAAAGCGTCTCTCTTGTTAATGATTACCTTATCTCCCTCTGCTAAGTAGAGTTTATGAAAGCCTGCTATAACTTCGTACACTAGCTTCTGATGCTTTATACTAAGGAACTCGCTAATGATTGTATTGATAGCATCTGTACCTAGCTCTTGCTTATTCCATGGGGATAGTATCATATCCTCTTCAGGATTATACAAGTCATTATCATAGAACTGCTTGAACATATTAGCAAGTGCCGCGGCTGTCTTAGCTTGTCCTATCTTAGTATCTTGCTTACCTGTAATAAGCTGGAACTTACCTTGAGCATTAGAACCATCTACTAACTTCTCTCCTTTGAGTATCCTATGAGCATTGTTAATGATAGGAGAACCTTCTGCTTGACGATATACTTCTTTAAGCTCTACTACTGGTAGCTTAGTAAGAGCATAGTTTAGTATACTTGGTCCGAATACTGGAGGTAACTGGTTAATATCTCCTACAAAGATAATCTGTACATCATAAGGTAGAGCATCATACAAGTACTCCCATAAGTCTAAGCCTACTAGAGTAGCCTCCTCAATGATTAGAGTAGTAATTGATAGAGGGTTCTTAGCAGTCTTAGTAGGAGCAAATCGGAACTTCTCTTTATCATCTACTACATCATAGTAAGTCTCTGGGATATACTCTAGTAAAGCATGGATAGTCATGATGTTACCAGTAAGTTGCTCTCTTAGTATAGGGTCTTTAAGAATAGCCTTAGCAGAGTTAGCGGCAGCACGTCTGGTATAAGCACATACAGCTACACTAGGAACATCTCGCCCACCTTTGAACTGTGTAGTACTTATAGTATTACTATCTAGTATTCTATGTAGCATAGCACCTTCACTAGAAGTCTTACCTGTACCAGCCGCACCTAGTAGAACAAAGCTCTTTCCACTATCTGCAAAGTTTACTGCGGCTTGCTGTCTTTCATTAAGAGTAATGTTTAGTGAGAATGTCTCATTCTGTCTAACAGTCTCCTTTACTGCTTCCTCTACTGGGACTGCTAATTCAGGTACGTGCTTCTTTACTAAGCCTGCTAGTCTATCTTTCAAGCTTTGCCCTACATTATCAGGCAAGTTACCTGCCTCTCTAGCAGTAGGCTTACTAATAAACTCCTTAGCTTCCTCTACTGTCTTAATGTTAAGCTCTTGAGCTACTTGCTTCTGCGTATGAGCCATTATAGCAAGTCTCTCTTTAAGAGTAATCTGCTTAGAGGCATTAGCAATAGCACTAGCAAGGTCTGTCTTAGTAAAGGTGCTAGTGTTAGTAGCAGGAATATGCACCGCCTCGCTTGGTTTAATGGGTAAACTAGCTTTTTTACCGTTTAAAATCTCTTGTAACGTAGGTTTAAGCGTTTTTGGCGCGTGTTCGTTACTAACTAATATATTAGTATTGATTTTGTTTTTTAACTCGTTTAAAGCGTTTTCTGTACGTTCTGAATTTTCGCTTAGACTAGCTACTACTGGACTACTACTTAACTCTTTTAGTCTAGCTTTCTCTGCTAGTACTTCTTTAAGAGTTGGTTTGTGTAAGTTGGACATAAGGACTTCCTTTCAGTACTAAGTACTTTATATTATTGTGCATGATATACATACTTCTATGACCGTATCCATCTTCATGTAGTAGTCTATCGTATTTGTCAGAGGCTATATCTAAGCTAGGGTATATCTGTTTAAACTTAATGACTAGTTGTAGTCTTTTGTTAACGCTCTCCCAGTCTCCTGCCTCTACTGTAAATTGTAAGGCTTTCATACCTCTACTCCTTTACTGTAATAATCCTCAAATTCCTGTAAGTATTCCCCAGACTGTACATAATGCCCTAGTATAGAGGATTGCTCATTAGGGTAGTTATCCCTTACCCAATCCCACCAAGCTATATGCTTTATATGCTTACTACTAAGAGGGTATCTGTTAGAGTCTATATGATAAGGCTGTTCACATTCTTGTAGTCTTAGACTATCTAAGCTCTCTTTGTCTATGTAGTCTGCATAGCGTTGGTAAAGAATAGGAGTATTAGGCTCGTCTTTAGTAGCTAGTAGTATTACATAGTTAATGTTACTAAGTTTCTGTCTTAGTATATTATCAGTGAGAGTCCTTACGTGTACTCCTTTAATAGTAAAGTCCTGTCTGTTCAGTATCTTGTTTATAGTGTTCATTTTATTATTCCTTATCTGCGATAGCTTTACGCACTCTGCGTATTAGCCTATTCATAAAAGTTACTCTGTACTTATTGCCTTTAGTAACATATTCGTCAGTAGACTCTCTAAACTTATAAGGGTTCTTATTCAGCTTATAGGCTACACTTCCTAGAGTCTGTATCTTACTACCACCTACTTCTAATTCTATCTCATACTGTAAGTACTTAGAACTTAGTTCAGAGATTAGATTATCCTTTACTAGCCTTTGTATAATACAGCATAGAAAGGCACTACCTTGAGGGTCTGCTTTCCTCCTAGTATAGAAGTTAGCTTTAAGAGTAAAGAGTGCTTGCTTAATATCCTGTAACTCTGTTAGAGTAAGGTCTTTCAATTCTACTTTAGTAGCCATTTTGTAAGTTCCTTTTAACTAGTGTTCTCTGTACCTGCTTTAGTTGCTTATTGACAAAAGCTAGTCTGAATTGATTACCTACTAAGAACATATTGTCCTTCTCAGTTCTTAATCCTAGTCTATCTGCGTGTACTGCAAAGGATAGAGATTGGGTCTTATTAAGTTCTTTGTCTATTGCTTGCTTTAGTATAGGTCTTATTACTTTAAAAGTCTTCCACTCTAAGTAACTGCTTTTGTATAAGCATAGATATAAAGAGTACTGTGCTTGCTCTGATACATATATATCTAGTATGTTGCGTAATTCTACTAAGTAGAACTCTAAGTCTAGTATAGTAGTAGTGCTTAATTTAGATAGTCTCATTATATCTCTCCTGAATTAGTAGCCTGTACTAAGTTCTCTGCTATGTTAAGTTCAATATCATACTGTTTGCCGTTAATCTCTACTGTCATAGTAATTTCGCAGAAGGGATAGGTTATGCACATATTGTAGGCTCTTAGAGCTTCCTCTATTGTAGCAAAGGTATTACTGTATTTGTAGTTTCTTACACTAGCTAAGTACCCATTAGAAGTAGTCATAGTCTCTATAGTACCTGCATCTACTGAATAGTATTTGATAATCATGATACTGTCTCGCTTTCGTTATTAGTTTCGTTGTTAATACTAAACATCTTTCTTAGTGTATCTAATTTACTCTTTCTAGCTGTTACTGTTTTACTATTACATACTGCTTTCTTATACTCTTGGTTCTTTCTATTCTTATGCTCTAATACCTTACAGAGTACTATCCTTGCATCATTAGTATGCCATTGAAAAGAAGCTAGAGTATTTAGTCTATCAGTCTTATTGGCTATACAGAGGAACACTCTTACTTCGTCTGTTATGTATAGGCAGTACTTGTTACCACTTACTTCTATATAACCTCTTACTAAATCTTCCTTACTTAGTATAAGACTAGAGAGAAAGCCTTTTCTTATGTGCTTCTTAAGTTGTAAGTTGTCTAAGGTTTCAAATTCTACTACTTCTGGTTTTACTATAACGTAGCTCATATTATTCACCTCTTGCTTTCTTAAGCATAGCCATTAGTTTAGCTTTCTTATCTACTATAACGCTATCTGTTACTCTCTCTAAAGCACTATCTTTTCTAGCCTCTACTCTACTAGAGTTAGCAAGTACTATAAAGTCTTTGATTAGTCTAAGGTCTTTTAAGTAAGTAGTATCAGTGCCATTACTAATAAGTTCGTCTAGTCTAAGTACAATCTTAGTCTTAATTTCAGTACTCATTAGCTCTGCACCAGTCTTACTAGCAGTAGCAGTTACTAAAATCTCTGTTAGTCTCTTATGCTTCATGCTAATAAGGTCTAAGGCTACTGTCTTAAGAGCTTCCTTAGCCTCTTTCCTCTTAATCTCATAAGCAGTTTCTACTAACTTAATCTCTTTACTATTCCTTTTCTCTCTTGCTAACTCATCAGCGATACGCTTAGTCTCTGCGTCTCTTACTAATCTAAGATGAGCCATTTCCTTAGAAGCTAGAGCTTCCTCTCTTAGTATAGCCAAGTAATTAGTAAGAGGTTGCTCAAAGGTCTTGATACTATCAGAGTGAGTCTCATAACTAATATCTAGCTTAGGTAGAGTATCTACATCAATATTATTTACTACTAAGAAGTTAAGAGCCTTGATAGCTTCTACTAATACATACTTACCTGCTGTTGCTAGTAAGAGATTATCCATACCAGCATTTTTATTATAGCTTCTTAGTAAGCCTTTATCCTTATATACTGCAAGGATTGTACCTGCTAATACTGTTTCGCTACTCTCGTATAAAGCAGACTCTGTAAGAGTAAGTACTCTATAGAAAGCATTTAGTGGATAGGAGTGAGTTAGTATCTCTTTATAAGGGAAAGGAGTTGCCATAGTGCTAGTAATACCACTTAGAGCGCAGACTATTAAAGCAGTATGATTTTGCTTAGTCTTATTAGATGCAGTACTAATAGCAGGAAGTATGCTATCAGTAGAGTTTACCTTGTTACTATCAATGAACTTAGAAGCTCTTAAATCATTAGCCTTTTCTTCCCTAGCTTCCTCTAAGTTACTTACTCTCTTGTTACTATTATTAGCTTCTATCCTTAGTATAAACTCTTTATTGCTTATGGTAGTATCCATTTTATATCTTCCTCTATTCGTTTATGTTAGTATATTTCGTTTACTTCTTAGTAAGCTATGCTTACAGTCTAACCTTGTTACTTAGTCTAACCTTGTAATTCATTTATTACAGTCTTGATTGTATCATGAAAATGGAAAATTGCAAAATAAAAATTCTTGATTACTGAAAATGCTTAAAATACCGATATAACCTAAATAGCCGTTTATTTTAGCCCATCACGTTACCCATTTATAAAAGGTGATATTTTTATGCTTAGACTAAGGTAGTATATACTAAGCTAATATATTAGTCTGCATGGTAAAGAAGTAGTAATGCAAAGCATTTAGTAGACTATCCTATCTCTTATATGTGTAGAGTTAAAATTTTTATTTTTTATTTTAAATTAAGGGATATACTAAATACCTTTAACAGTCTAACAACCTTAATAACTCTATCCACCTATTACCTACGTCTGTTATGCGCTCACTGGCTGATAGGGTGCTAGTCTAGGGTGCTAGGCAGTAGGAGTAAGGGATAGACTAAGAAAGGAAAAAAGGTGTTATTGAATATGCCCAACGGGAGACCCCAAAATAAAAGGCTATCGCGGATATATCGGCATTATTGGCATTTTAGCTATCTAATTTTTATGGTTACTCTAACAAGGTATATATATAAGGAATAAACAGAGTAAATTACTACTAATAAACTTTACAATTCTTTACAATTTATTTTACTCTAAATAGGCACAGTATAATAAAGCGTGTATAATTCTATTCATGCAGTACAGATTAACTAACTAAGGAGATTACAGAATGACTAACACTAGAACGCTTTACAAGGCTAGACTACAAGCTAGAGCTTACTCAGATAAATATAATACTCACTGGTATGTTAGAGAAATATCACAAGGAGTTTTTGAAGCATGGGCGCATGACAGCGAGGATAAAAGAACAGTAGCAAAATTCTATTGTGGTAGAGATGAAACCCCATTATAATAATATACTACTAACTAAGGAGATTATAAAATGACAATCAGAAAAGATAACGAATTGCTTACTAGAATTAACGAGGAGTACACTAGGGAAGCCTTTATAAAAAAGAATAACACAATAGACTTATTCACATTAACTTTAGTAATATGGTATATCGTGTTAGTAGAGATTGTTTATTACTCTAACCTATAAGGCTAGACTAATTAAAAAATAAGAATTGGTTATAATTAAAAAGTGTTATATAATTATATCCATGCAGTAAGGGTTAAACAGTCAGCCCTTTATAATTTGATTGTAAACCATAGGAGTAATATAAAATGACTTTTCAAGCTATCAACATGGAAGTAACAAAATCAGTACAAGTAAACGGTGAGACTACTCGCGAGAAAATCGGCACAGTAGTTATTCATGTGCCAGTAGTTCATGACTTAGTAAGTGAGGCAGTACAGAGTACACTTGAGGGTAAACTAGCTTATACTGATGATGGATTACCAGTCTATGAGAAAGATGAGCATAACTGGCTACAATCAGCAATCTACGCACAAGTTAAAGCTCAAGCTCGCAATAAGTTAGTAAGTAAGACAGCTACTCTAAAAGACGGTGCTAGTATCGCTACAGACTGGGCTGGCTTGACAGCAGAGAGTTCAGGCGGTGGTGCTATCCACTTGCAGTTAGTACGTGAGATTAAAGGCTTATTTAGTTCTTGGGTTGCTAGTCTTGGAAAATCTCAAGGCGCACAAGCTAAAATTACTGGTGCTTTCAATGACTTGAATGTGCTTAAATCAGCAGACAAGGTTAGTAAAGATAAAATCTTGGGTTACTTGGCAGACTTCATTGATACTCTAACAGAGGAAAATCAAGTAAAGTATAACAAGTATCTTACTAAGGTTGCAGAGACAGCAACGGCAGACGAGATTGAAGCAGACGACTTTTAATAGTTCTAATTAGTACTAACCTATTAAGCCCACTCTACGGAGTGGGTTTTTTATTGCCTATTACCTAACCTCTTACTAGCCTACTATACCAAAAACCTACTGACTTAGACCCCCATCTGGACTTTTTTTAGCCGCGCCTCTACCCTGTATCAATATAGTACCTCTTAAAAATCCGCTATATTTTTTGAAAACACTATACTTAGTCTAAGCTATAAAGGATACTCTACTTCGTATTACTACTCTAAGCAATTTTGCAAAGGATAACCTAAATTACTACTTGTAAAGATTAAATAAGATAAGTATAATTACCTCTAAGAACTCTCTAAAGGGAGAAAGAAAGTGAAAAACCCAAGAATATTAGATTTGCTTGCACAGGGTATCCAGATACCACAAGTACTTACTATAGTAGGCTGTCATCCTACTTACCTTAAAAGCCTACTAGAAGATGAGGAGTTTAAGAGTGAGCTGGAAGCTAAGCAGAAAGAGTACTTTGCAGAAGCAGATGAAGAAGTTATTATCTCCAATAGATATCTTAGCTTAGAGCATAAGCTTCTAAAGCAAATAGATAGTATGATACCTAATGCAGAGATGAGAGATGTATTGAAAGCTCTAGATGTAGTAGCCAATAGGCAAGAGAAAGCTAAGGGTAGACTGGCTTCTCCTACTGAAAGAGGTAATACTACTGTGTATCAGCAAATTAACTTAACTTTACCTAAGCATACTATCCCTGAATATACCTTAAACGGTAATAAGGAAGTAGTTGCTATTGGTAATATAGGAATGAGTCCAATGACTGGTAGTAAAGTAAAAGAATTATTTGATGGAATGAAGAGTGGGGAGAAATTAGTCTCTCTATAAAGGATAGTAAGGAGAACTGAAATGACTACTAATAAAGAAGTTAAGAATATGAAAGCATTTGCTAATAACGCAACCGTACAGGCTGCTAAGGCATTGGCTTCTATGGTTAATAAACCTACTAAAGTAGTGCAATTTGCACTAGCAAAATAGTATGGCTAGTACTTCTGTGCAGCAAATATTTCAAGAGGAGCTTAGTCAGCAACCTTCTCAGAGTGATACAGCCCAAGTAAGTGTAGGGTTGCTAGAAGCTTATGAGAGAGGCAGAGTAGATATCAACTTCTTTGCTGGCGTAGCTCTTCCTGATGTAGCCATATCAGCTCTACCTTACTTCTATCTAGCTTGCTTTGAGCTTATGATGCAGCGTAATCCTGCAGATATAGGTAAGATATTAAGATTTGCCTTAGGGTTGCCTCGTGGGCACGCTAAGACTACGTTTATCAAGATTATAGTAGCTTACATGATAGCCTATAATATAGCTTCCTTCTTCCTTATAGTGTCTGCAACACAGCCTAATGCGGAGAATATAATAGCCGACTTGAATGATATCATGGGTTCTGCTAATATGGAGGCAATATATGGTAAATGGAATTCTAATCTCTATACCGATAATACTTCAACTAAACAGTGTATGTACAATGGGCGCCCCGTTACTATTATGGCTAAAGGTGCTAGAACTGCTTTACGTGGCACGAATATAAACAATAGTAGACCTGATGTTATTATCTGTGATGATATGCAGACTAAGGAGAATGACGCATCTCCGACTGAATCAGCGGCACTAAGGACTTGGTTTGTACATACCTTGCAGAAGGCTATTGAGCCTAGAGGCAATAGATGGGTAATCTATATAGGTAATATGTACTCTGAGAACTGTATTCTGTATCAACTTCAACAGTCTCCTAGCTGGATTTCTCTAATTACTGGCGCTATTCTAGCTAATGGGGAGCCTCTATGGTCTGAGATACACTCTCTTGAGAGCTTATACGAGGGCTACTTACATGATGAGAGCCTCAACGAAGCAGATGGTTGGTTCGCAGAGGTAATGAATGACCCTAGAAATAGAGCAACTTCACTACTTCAGAAGGACTTACCAAGAATAGACTTGCCTTATTCAGTAGCAGATGGCGTGTTTATTACTATAGACCCTGCAGGATTTAGGTCTACCAGTGATGATAACGTCATACAAGTGCATGAGATATATGATAACTTAGGAGTAATTGCCAAGACAGATGCAGGTAAGTACAATCCTAAGGAAGTAATTGAGATAGCCTTCGCTAGAGCCTTTGAATATGGAGCTAGCGTTATTGCTATTGAGTCAGTAGCCTATCAACAAACTCTTAAGTTCTGGGTTGAGTTCTTTATGAACGCTCTCCAGATTAAAGGTATTGAAGTAGTAGAACTAAAGCCACATGGTAGGACTAAAGAACAGAGGATTAGACTGTTCATAGAGTCTTTAATGATGGGAACTTATACACATAAGACTCCAGAAGAGAGGGCTGTATTTACTTACCAAGCTATGGCTTATAAGTTAGGCAAGAAAGATAACAAAGATGACATATTAGATGCCTCTGCTTATGGGGAAGACGTAAGAACAGAGTACTGGCATCTGATTAGAAACAACAAGGTACACTTAGTAGACCACAGTAACTCTGCTGTGGTTATAGATAATACTCCATTCTAAAGAGAAGGAAATCAAAATGGCAATAGAACCTACCTTTACAGTAGATAAGAATGCACAGGCTAGAATTATTGCCCATGCTAAAAGCGTAATAGTAAAGCAACAACAGTTTACTGAATTACGCACTAAGATGGAAGTGATTGACCAAGCTTATGCAAGGTATAAAGCAGCAGAAGCATCTGGCGATATGAATGATGGAGTAGACTCAGTAGGTAGTGTAAGCTGTGGTAATGTCTTTGAACAAGATAATATTACTGCTCCTATCGTAGTATCTCAAGTAGACTCTACTGTAGCGTATCTGGCAGATGTATTCTTGTCAGGTTCTCCTATCTTTCCAGTAGTATCCTCACCTAGAAATAAGAAAGCTGCAGAGGCTTTAGAGACTCTAATAGATGACCATGCTCAATTAGGTGGCTATATTAGACAGTTACTCATGATGTTTAAAGACGGAGCTAAGTATAACCTGTCTGCCTTAGAGGTAGATTGGTCTTCTATTGAACAGTTCTCTGTTCTAAATGACTTTACTTCTGATAACATGACTTCCACTAAGAAGGCAACGAAGTACTTCAATAGACTTAAACGAATAGACTTATACAACACCATCTGGGACTATAATGTAGCTCCTGGTGATATGGCGGCAGAGGGAGACTATGCAGGTTATATTGAGATTATTAGCAAGACTAAGCTTAAACGCCTTACTAACAAACTCTCCAATGAGAAGAAAGCTCTTAATGTCACTGAAGCTATGGAGAGCTTCAAGAAGATTGCGCCAAGTGGGTCTGCTGAGTCTACTAATTATAAGCAGCACCCTACTATTAGTAAGTATGTATCTCCTAATAGTCGTCATGCTGGCGTCAATTGGGACGTATATCTAGGACTTGCTCCAGCTCAGACTGGCAAGAAACTGGCTAATATGTATGATGGTTCATACTATGAGAAGTTTGTACTATATGCTCGTATCCTTCCTTCTGACTTTGGTATTAAAGCTCCTATGGAGAATACTCCACAGATTTGGAAGTTTACTATCATTAACATGAGTACTGTAATTGAGGCTACTAGAATTATTAGTGCCTTTGACTACTTACCTATCTTAATGGGGCAACCATTAGAAGATGGCCTAGGCTATCAAACTCAATCAATTGCAGAAGGAAGTATCCCTTTCCAAGAAGGAGCTTCAACACTCTACAACATTAGATTTGCAGCAGCACGTAGGGCAGTAAGTGATAGAGCTTTATATAACCCTGACTTGATTAACCCTAGCGACATTAACAGTAAAGCAGCAGCCCCTAAGATACCAGTTAGATTGAAGAGCCTAAGTAACTTAGGACTAGAAGCAGCTTATAGGCAGATACCATTTGATATGAGAGGTACTGAGACTACAATCAATGATGCTAGAGAGATGGTAGGCTTCTCGCAAGAGCTTAGTGGTCTTAATGGTCCTCAGCGTGGGCAGTTCCAGAAGGGTAACAAGTCAGTACAAGAATGGAATGATACAATAGGCGGCTCAGATAATAGACTAAGATTACCTGCGCTTATGTATGAGTGCCAAGTCTTTGCACCTCTTAAACAGATTATTGCACTTAACATCTTCCAGTACGGTGAGAATGCTACTATCATTAGTCAGAAGTCTGGAGAAGAGGTTACTATTGATATTGCCGAGTTACGTAGTGTAGTATTAAGCTTTAGGATTGCTGATGGATATACTCCTAAGTCTAAGATTGCTAGTGTTGAGATGCTTACTAATGGTATGAATATGATTATGAACTCTCCTATGTTACAGCAAGCTTATGGAGATAAGATTACTCAGATGTTTGCACACTTGATGCAGTTAGGCGGAGTGAGAGGCTTAGAAGAGTATTCACCTAAGCAACCTGATGCAGTAGCTCCCCCTAATCTACAAGCAGCCGCCTTGCAATTGCCAGGACAGCCTGCACCAGTAGTATCAGAAGTATCAGCCCCAGGTATGCCAGCCACGCCTCTAGTCTAGGGCTCGGAAGGGTTGGAGCGCAAGAAAGGCTTGCATGGAGGAGCGGCATAGTAAGATAACCAAGTTAGGTGGCGGGGATTCCCGCTACCCTTGGTTTTCGCCAATATGCCATAGCGAGAGGCTCCATGACCAAGCTCTTTGTGAGCAGCCAACAACATAATAAACTTAGGAGAATAGTATGAGCAAGTTGTTTCAGACAGCAGTAATGACAGAAACAGAAATAGAGATAGTAAAGGAAGCAATGTCTAACCCAGCTGTAGGTAAGTATCTTCGGATATTAGCTACTAATGCGGCGGCAGATATGGCTTTATCAAATGATAGAGTAATGGGTAAGGAAGTAGAAGACCCTCATACCTATCAAGTCAAGAATGCTTTTATACAAGGTACTATTGCTACTTTAGCAGACCTTGTAGACTTAGCTGTGTAGTCTTTTGTAGTAATTAACTTTAATAAAATAGGAGTAATATAATGTCTTTACTAGATACATTCTTTGGTGGTACTAAGAAACCTGCAGAAGGCTCTGCTAGTCAGCAACAGCCTAATAACCAACAACAGCCTAACAATCAAGGGCAGCCTGCTAACCAGAATAATGGAGTACTTGATGGAGTTGCTAACCCTAATGGTAACAATTCTCAAACTCCACAAAATCCTCTTGACCAATTTAGCGGATTGTTTGATAATACTAACAAGCAGACAGAAGTAGCACCTAGCTTTAATCTACCACAAGAGACACTAGACAAGGTAGCTACTAGCCAAAACTTCACTACAGGAGTTAACCCTGAGATAATGCAGAAAGCACTTACTGGCGATGTACAAGCTATGCTAGATGTGATGAACGCAGTAGGTCAGAACTCTTATAAAGCAGCAATGGCTCATAATTCAGCTCTGTCAGATAAATTTGTAAACGCTAGACTAGACTTTGAAGGCAAATCCTTAGGGTCAAAAGTAAAGCAAGAACTAACCACCTCAGAGTTAGGCAATACGCCTGGCTTCTCACACCCAGTAGTCAAAGCACAGCTAACACAGGTTGCTAAGCAATTAGCGCAACAGTACCCTGATGCATCTCCTCAAGAGATTGCGGCTAAAGCTAAAGACTATATCACTCAAATGGCTAACGCAATCAATCCACAAGGTTCTAACGGTACTGGCAACGGGCAACAACAGTCTGCCAAAGAAGTAACTAATTGGGATGATTACTTAGGCTAAACTTAATCTAGTAATTTAAAAGGAATAAATCATGGCTTTAGCTACTGGTATTTTTAGTACTCCACAGAACCCTGCGGAGTTAAATCAACGAAGCTTTGCTTCTACTATCTTGCGTCGTTTCCCTAACGGCTCAGCTCCTTTGTTTGCTATGACTTCACAGTCAGGTAAAGCACAGGCTAAAACATCAACACACGGTTACTTCTCTAAGACTATGACTTTCATTAGTCAAGTATTAGCGGCAGGTGTACTGATTGGTGATGGTTCTATCGTAGTACCTTCAACAGTAGGTATGACAGTAGGTATGGTATTGTTTAACCCACGTACTCGTGAGAACGTACGTATTACTGCTGTAACTGATGCTACTACAATTGCAGTTACTCGTGCCTTTGGTCGTGTAGCAGCAGCCGCTATGAACATTGGCGATACACTGTTCCAAATTGGTACTGCGTTTGAAGAAGGTTCTAACCGCCCAGTATCACGTCGCTTGACTACTACTTACGTAGCTAACTTTACACAAATCTTCCGTAATGCTTGGGCATTGACTGATACAGCTCGTGCTAGTCTGTCAGAAGCTGGTTACGATAACGTAGCTGAAGACCGTAAAGAGTGTGCTCTGTTCCACTCAGTGGATATTGAGACAGCTATCATCTGGGGTCAGGCTAAGATGGATACTACAGGTGCTACACCTATCCATGCTACTCAAGGTATCATTGATGCGTTAGAGCAATACGCTCCAGGTAATACTAACACTGCCGCTGCTACTACTACGTACGCTCAGTTGGTTGCTATGGTTGAGACTGCATTCCAGTACTCTACTGATATTGGTAACCCTACAGAGCGTATTGGCTACGTAGACAGCGTTGCTATGAAAGTATTGCATGACATCGGTCGCTTGTACGGTCAGGTAGAAATTACCCAGAACGAGACTAGCTTCGGTATGCAGTTCTCTAGCTTCAAGTTCTATAAAGGTACTATCCACTTGAAAGAGCACCCACTGTTCAATGGCTTAGGTCGTTCAGGTACTCTGTTGATGGTAGAACCAGCTGCTCTTAAACTGGCTTACTTGTCTGGTCGTGATACTAAGGCTGAAGACTACGGTATGGGCGGTAAAGTAGTAGAGAACGGTGTTGACGCAGTAGGTGGTTCATTGACTACTGAGTTCGCAGTTGAGCTTATTAATCCTTACTCATGCGCTCTGGTAGAAGGCTTAACAGCGGCTGCTTAAGTAAGATAGTTGTAAAGTTAGCCTGAATAAGGCATAGCCGCTGAGACGCTCTACTCCTAGGCGAACCCTCAGCGGCTTCTTTTTTATGAGGAAATAATATGTCAGCAACATTACAAGATAAGCTAAAAGCTAGTGCTTCAGGAGATACTCCTAAGCTAATCTTACCAGAAGAACCTGCAGTTACAGGTGATATAGAGGACATTCCAGTAGGTAGTTCATTGAAGTCTATTACAGATGTAGTGAACACTCCTATCAATGTGATTACAGCATTAGCCTTAGCTTCTAATTACGAGCCTCCTAAAGGTTCTTTTAGAGCAATTCGTCTTAAACGAGTAGTACTTCCTAACGGCAAGAAAGTAGAGCCTAATCCATATGGTTACTATGAAGATGCCGAAGGTGATGTACTTAAAGAACTACAATACTTCGCTTCAGTAGGCGTAGTAGAACTAGTAGAATAAGGGGTAGCGCATGAACTTCACAGAAGCAGTAGCTGAGGTACTTAGGATAACTAAGCGCCCTGATAAGTTGGATAGTATACGACGTGAAGTTAATGCTGCTATTAACTTTTGTTGTATTGAAGGGAACTTTGCTAGAGACATGGATGAGGGTAGCTTTGTAGTAGACCCTGCTCTTTATGCCCAGTCTCTGCCATTGAGTGGTTTCACTAGATGGCGTAAGTTCGCATATATTAAAAGCCCAGGCTGTAAAGGGTACATAGAGCAAAGAGACCCTCAGAAGGTCTTTGAGAATCATCAAGAGGCTAGAGATGTCTACTATGTAGCTGGTGATGAAGTTAAGCTTAGTCTGTGTAAGCTGACTTCTAGTTTGTTAATTGGTTACTTTAGATATCCTCCTACTCTTACAGATGCTTCTCCTAATTTCTGGCTTCTAGAAGTTAGCCCTTACATGATTATAGCAAAGGCTACAGCCTCTATCTATAGTGATGTGGGTAATCCTACGGAAGCAGTTAAGCATGAACAGGCTTTTAATAGTATGTTCCTTTCAGCTCAGAGGGACTATAAATATGGAGCTAATTACGGGTAAAATTATGCATATACTAACTGACACAATAGTATTTACTATAGTAAGTTCATTACTAGGAGTGCTGTTCGGTGTACTATTATTACTCTTAGCATGGATTGGTAACAGAGTTCATACTAGGTTAGATGAAATTAGTAAATCATTAGGTGCAATAGAACGAGACTTACGAAGCGACTTGATAATGCTAGACCGCAGGATATCTAGAGTAGAGAGTCATATTGAAATTAAAGTAAAGTAGTAGAAAGAAAGGGAGGCTTGTATGTTAGCTAGAAATAATGTGATAGTAAAGCTAGTAAGAGACTATCCAGCAGATGCTCTCACAGAGCAGGAAGTAGCTGACTTACAAGCCCGTATCCCGTACAAAATTTATGAGCCTGTTATGGCGGCTGGTGAGATAGTAACTACCGTAGCAGGAGATATCGTATTAAACTGGGGAGGTGATTATGCTTCATAAGAATATAGCAGCAAGCGACATACACTATGTACAACAATGGGAAGTCGCTGATGAAGCCGCCCGTTTAGCATTAAGCGTAGTAGCCGCTGACGAAGGCAAGTTCTGTCGTCAACTAGACACTAACGTGTTTTACATATTAAAGAACAACAGTCCTATGGAATGGGAGGCAGTTGGCTCTGCTGGAGAGATACAGACTGTTGTAATGAACATCAAGAATACAACTGGCGTTACTCTAGCAAAGGGTAGCGCAGTATATATTACAGGGGCATCAAGTCAATATGCTACCGTAGCACTAGCTAAAGCAGATGCGGAAGCTACTTCATCTAAGACCATTGGCATAGTAAAAGAGGCTATTGCTAATAATGCAACAGGTCTTGTAGTTGTAGCAGGCAGACTTACTAAGATGGATACCTCAGCCTTTGTAGATGGGGATTATATCTTTTTATCTGCTGCTACTGCGGGTGCTTGGGCTACTACTAGACCCTCTGCTCCTAATCATGGAGTAATGCTTGGCATAGTAGTAAATAGTAATGCTTCTAATGGAGTAGTAGAAGTAAGAGTTCAGAATGGCTTTGAGCTAGAGGAACTACATAACGTAGATGTAACAGGCTTAGCAGATAAGCATTACTTAAGGTATGACTCTGCTACCCTCTTATGGAAGACTTCTCTATTACACTCTAATCTAATATCATTAGAAGGTCTTACCTTTGCTGGTAATGCTCTTAAAGGTGTTAGGATAAATGCAGGAGCTACTGGGTTAGAACTAGCTGATATTGCTTCTCCTCTTACAGTGAAAGATGAAGGTACTAATGTAACAACGGCGGCTACTTCTATAGACTTTACTGGGGCAGCGGTAACTGTTGCAGCGGTAGGAAGTGCAGTAACAGTAACTGTTACAGGAGGAGGGGGAGGGGGACTTACTAACTTCACTGATACCCTTAATAGTACTGCTCCTAATGCGACTCAGCCAGTAGCAGAACTTGTTGCTTTCAATGCCGCGGCAAGCGTAGACTTTGCAATTAGAGCTAAGGGTGATGGGGCTATCCTATATCATACTCCTGATAGTACTATTACTGGGGGTAATAAACGAGGAGCTAGAGCCATAGACCTCCAAAGAAAGACTAGGACTGCGGCTACTCAAGTAGCTTCAGGTCTAGACTCTATGATATTCGGAGGGGAAAGAAACGTAGCGTCAGGGCAGACCTCAATAGTATTTAATGGGTTTAATAACCAAGCCACTGGGCAGTATAGCGTTGTTATGAATGGTAATGGTAACACTGCTTCTGGAGGTAATACATTCGTAGCAGGGGGTACTTCATGCTCTGCCGCTGGTAATAATAGTTCAGTAGTGGGAGGTAATACTTGCTCTATTACTGGAGTTAATACTGACCAGTCCTTCATAGGGGGTGGCGTAAGTAATACCATTGACTCAGACTACGGGGCTATACTAGGCGGTAATACTAATGTCATTAGCAATGCTGTTAACGCTATAGCCTTAGGCGGTTTTAATAATACTGCTAACGGCATAGCCTCAGTGGTATCAGGTAAGTATTCTAATGCTAGGGCTCGTACTAACGTGCGAGTTCATGGAGGTCATAACACCTCATCAGGGATAGCTCAATACACTCGTAATGTAATGTATAAAGATACTACTAATGCTACTCCGACAGTTGTTTCTGCCTATGCAGCGGCTACTGCTGCCGCTAATCAGACAGTGCTACCTGATGCTAGTATTTATGCTTTCCGTGTAATGGTATCTGCTAGACAGAATACTACAGGAGATGCTAGTGTATGGGAGATTAAAGGAGCTATTAAACGAGGAACAGGGGTAGGTACTACTGCCCTTGTAGGAACTCCTACTGTAACATTGATAGGGCAAGACGCAGGAGCTGCTGCTTGGGCTGTTGCTGCTATTGCTGATACTACCAATGGGGCTCTCGGTATCCAAGTAACAGGCGAAGCTGCTAAGACCATTCGCTGGGTAGCAACTATTGAAACTAATGAGTGTGTAGGTTAATGTAGATTAATAAGGGGATAATAAATGACTACAGGTAGAAAAGAATCACTAGGTGAGAAACAACGTAGATTTAGTCTAATGATAGCAGAACTTATCATCTGGATAAATCAACAAGGCTGGGCAGTTACTTTCGGAGATGGTTATCGTGACCCTCGTTTACATGGTGAGATGGGAGTTAAGAGGGGCTATGGGCATCCTAAGAGTGCTCATAAGCTCCGTCTAGCAGTAGACCTTAATCTCTTCCGTGACTTAGATGGAGATGGAAAGTTAGACTTCGCAGATAAGACTGAGTATCATAAGGCAGTAGGAGAGAAGTGGGAAGCTATGGGAGGTTCTTGGGGAGGCAGGTTCCAAGATGGTAATCACTATAGCTTAGAGCATGAAGGGGTAAGATAATGAGCAAGATGGTTACTTTCCTTACTCAGCTTAGGGTAGAAGTCATCAATGACATTACTTTCCAACTTACCTCTGACTTCTATGTGATGTTAGAGTGTATAGAGGAAGTAGTAATCCCTGAAGGCTTTGTAACTGACTTTGCATCTGTACCAAGACTGCCTATAGTCTATCTAGCTGTAGGCAATAAAGGGCATAAAGCCGCAGTATTACATGACTGGCTATATCAGACAGGCAAGTATAGTAGAGCCAATTGTGATAGCTACTTCTACCATGCTCTTAGAGAGGCAGGAGTTAGTTACTTCCATGCGTGGGCTATGTATACAGCAGTAAGACTAGCTGGCGGTAAGTATTATAATAGTGTAAAGGATAATAGGCATGGCACAAGCTAATACACCCCAAGATAACTATCCATTCTCTACACGAGATGGAAAGGTTATTCCCTTAGACATTCTTAGAAGTAAGAGTCTAATCTATCAAGATTTTACTAACCTAGCCTCCGCAGATGTAACAATCCCTGCGGGGGTTTCTGTCGTTATATTCTTAGCTACAGAGTCTTGTGTGGTAGTTCCAGAGACTACGGAAGCAATCCTAATGAGTCCTGACACTCCTCTACTAAAGGCAATCATGATACCTAAAGACCACGTTGTAGTAGCTGCTATAGCTCCAGGAGGAGCTAAGGTACGAGGACTAACAGCAAGTGGTAGAATTTACGTTCAAGCAATAGAGCAGTGGGTTGGCTTAGGCTTGGATATTCAATATAAGAAAGGATAGGAAATGGCTTATCAGAACCAACGTACTAGGAACATTGATGTAACTCGTAGCTTTGTTCCAGTAGACCCTAATGCATTTCCAGAGAACTTTACTGTAGTAACAGCAGAGGACTCTCCTGATAAAAGCAAGCCAGTAGTAGCTTATGAAGGGTATAACTTCATGCCTACTTCTTACGGCTATAAGTCTTACTTTGGAGTTGCCTCTGAATTAGATATTGATGCGCTTACTAGCAGAGTAGATGATGTAGTAGTATTTCAGACAGCTTACTTTGAGAACATCTTAATTGCACTATGTGAAGATGGCATCTGGACTAAACGTGCTGATGTAGTAGGTGCTTGGACTCATGCAGTAGTATTAGATATACCAGAAGAAGGCACTATAAAGAACTGGACACATTGCGTAATTAGTAATGACTTCTATTGCTATCGTGCTCAAGAAGGAGTTTACTATAAGATTGCTAGTCTTACTGAGTATCTAGAGTTTGCAGATGCAGGAGCTCTTGTAAGTCCTTTAGTATTATCATTTGTGGCATCTGGTACTATGGCTATTGGTACTTATGCTTATGCGGCTTCAGTGGCTATTGCAGGAGTTTGGCAACAGGGTAATGCTTTTGTATCTATCACAACTGCTGCTTTAGGAGCTATCTCAGTAGCATTTCAGACTATCATAGGGCAAGCTACTTATAGGTTCTATCGTAGTTTTAATGGAGTTGTGCAGTACTATGATTATACATTGGCAGTAGTTCCTACAGTAGTAGAGACTTTATTCATAATGGATAATGGAAGTATCACTTGGGTAACTCCTTCTACAGGTAATACTGATTTCCCAGTAGCATATACAGCAGGTTCAGTGCAGACTATTACTCCTAACTTCCTTAATATGGCAGGTCAGCAAGGTATCTTTAAGGCAGGTGGTCGCTTAGGTTTCTGGGATAGTGAGAACAGTATTGCATGGTCTAACTTAGATGATTTCTCTGATTTTACTCCCGCTATTCTAACAATGGCAGGTAATACAATCTTTCAAGAAATACTAGGTAAGATAGTTACTATCATTGGAATGGCGGAGCATTTCGTAGTGTACTCTACTAAGAGTATTCTTTTAATAACACAAACAGAGTCTACTAGCCAGTTATGGAACTCTAGGCTTTTGGTAAAAGGGTCAGGTATTATACTTCCTAGAGAAGTTTGTGCCGCTACTCCTGATACTAAGCACTTTGCTTATACCTCTAATGGTCTATATATGATAGAAGGAGGCAAGGCAGAGGTTATTGTGCCAGAGGTAACAGACTTCCTTAAAGAGTCAGAGCTTCCAGTGTACCTTAAAATCTTAGAAGGTAGGTATCTGTTCTTAGGCATATTAGACGGAACGTATGTTAATGGCTTAGTAAGTACAGAGGAATTTACTTTACCTCCTGCTGCTTATGTCTTTGATACTCCTATCGTAGACTCTACGGTAATTGATGAAATAGTAATAGATTATACTTCTCTTTGTACTGTACTAAATACAGTAGGAGGAGGAAGAGCTCCTGAGAAGAATACAACTGATGAGCAACAAGAACAGGCTGAGACTGATAGAATTACTGAGAGCAGTCCTCCTAAGAAAGCTGATACCTTTTATAAACCTATATGGTCTTGCTTCTTATCTAAAGGTCCAGTAGGAGGTAACATTACTTGGACTCTTAACCCTTGTACTGCTACTTCCTTAGGAGCTCCAGTACCTAATTATGAGATGAGTCCATCAGATGCAGTGTTTAATCATACTGTAAGACCTGCATTAGTAGCTGCTCCTGCTCCTTATGTAGATGGTAATTGGACTATTGAAAGATTTATAGCAATTCAATCAGCTTTATGGGAGGCAGAGGATAGAGCAAGAGCTAATTACATAGCTTCCTTGACTAGCAGAGTTAGTCCTACAAGTACTAGCTATACCAATGGCTCAAGCCATACAGGGTATTCTAATGGTAGTTTGGCTAAGCCAGCAGATAGCTTATCTTATTGTAACTTAGGTACTATAGTTACTCAGTTTACTGCACCTGCTTTACGCATTGGACCTTGTTCATTTAGTCTGTTTAGATTGGGCATTGAGTATAATCAGTATAATACTATTACAAGTACTAAGCACGCAGATGAGCCAGTTGTTACTTATACTATTGCTGTTGACTTTAATATATCTAATTGGACAGGAGCTATCCTTTCTACCTTTAGTAACGTAGGGGATGCTACTGCTTATATCAGAGCCGTAGCAGCCGCAGGTGATAAGAATGATTTCTATTCTCCTCCTCAAATTACTATATGGGAAGAACAGAGTACTACTACTGATTCAGCAGGTAAGATTACTATAAATGTACTAGGACGTAATTTAACTACAGGTGTTACTGGACCAGTGTCTAAGGCTACTATTACCCCTACCACTCAAGAGCGCTATAAGAGTACTAGATTTGCTTATAATGCGGCAGTAGATGGAGATGATTGTTTAGTAGGAGACCAGCCATATTGCACTATTACAGGTTGGGAATATACTGATGTTAATGGAGTATCTAGGACAATTCCTGCTAGTGGGTGTGGTATGACATATCCTAAACCACCACCAACTAAAGACCAGTTAAATGCAGGAGGAGGTCAGCCTAGATTAAATGATAAAGATGTAGGAAGCTTCTATGATACTGGGAGTGGTAGTATCTGTGGTCTTGACTATGAGACTGTAACTATCCCAGAGATACAAGTAGACCCTATCAATTGGTACACTGCTCCAGTAGTAGCCCCTCCTACCTCATTCTTGTTACAAGATGGTAGTGTCGGACCGATATATCCTACTATCCCTGGTGCATTAGTATACGACTTACAACTCCAGAAGTGGGGTAAGATGAAGCAGAAGTATAAGGTATTAGTAGATTATATGCCTCTTAATAACACTTCTCTTAATATCGTAAACTATGAGACCTTTGGACTGATGGGTGGCGTAGTATTAGAAAGTGGTAAGATAGCTTTATTTGACGAAAATCCAATTGACTCATATATGCGCTATGGTAAAATGGGTTACTTCAGAGAGGGCTTTACATCAGCAGAGGAAGTTAGAATGTCCTTTAGAACTCCTAGTACTGGTACTATCCATTCAGAAAGCTCTTTGAATGGGTCTACTATAGAAGGAGGTATATCTACTGTAATGGCATATACAGACGCTACTGAGATTGTGTTTAACCCTGACGTATCTGCTAGATGGCATACTATCATAGTAAAAGGTAAGTATGATATTAAGCATATGGAGTTCAGAGGAACTACAGTAGGAAAAAATTAAGGAGAATATTATGGCAGGAGAATTAGGTGGTATGTTAGCAGACGGACAGACAGAGTCTAGGTCTGGTACTACTTGGTATGCTGGAGGGGAGGCAGCTCTCACCCAGCTACTACAACAGTTGCTAGGAGGAGGTACTCAAGAGCAACGAGATGAGCAGATACGTAGGCTTACTGAGATACAGAATGTACAAGGACAGCGAGCTGGCTATACTAAGCAGAATGCTTTTGCAGATGCAGTAGGTGCTCAGAACCAGCAATCTAGACTAGCATTAGAGAAGCTTCTACCTAGCATCATAGCAGCAGCAAGTGGCGCAGGTACTTCTAAGGGTAGTATGAGAGCCTTGCTTACACAAGATGCGGCTAATAAAGCGGCTGAAAGTGCGGCAGCCTTAGGACTTAAAGCTTCAGTAGATTATGGTAATATCAGTAATGGCATGAACCAAGTACTAGAGGCTCTTACACGACAAGGTAATCCTATTACAGATGCTCTGTTAAAGGCTATTGAGCTAAGCAAAGGTAACAATGCTAATCAAATTAGTGGAGGGTCTGTAACAGGAGGTAGAGGTTCTTCTTACGGAGGGGTATCATACGGAGGCACTATGTCTCCTACTAAATGGGGAGATGACTTACTAGATGGTACGTTTAACCCTAGTACTCCTCAGTATGGTAATATGAACTCATCTGGTCCAGGTTCTAACTTAGTAGGAGAAGACCCCTATGCTATGCTTAATGGGCAAGTGTTAACAGATAAGTACGGAGACCCTGTATCAGGTAACTCTGGGTACGGTAGCCTAGGCTCTCAGAACGTATGGGACGACTACACTTTCTAAGGAGAAAGATAATGGCTTTACAAGATGATATACTAATCCAAAACTTACTACTAGGCATGAACTCTTCCCCGCAAGGGGGAGGTTTGTCTATTGGTGAGCCTGCAGTAAATACTGATACTCCTCCAGTAGATAAGGAAGCAGAGTTCCAAGCTATTATGGGATTACTACGAAATGCTAGTACTCAAGGAGCTCTTCCTTTTACAGTACCTGCTAACCCTATGACTGCTCCTAAAGCTGAGGCTCCTACTAAGCAAATTGACCCAGCTATGCAGGCTACAATAGATGCTATTATGAAGCAAGCTACTAGACCTGCTACTGATGTAGTTAGTTTAGAGCAGGCTTTGGCTAATAGAGATACTAAGTTAGAGCAACAAGGTATTCCTAAAAATGTTCCAGTAGAACCACAAGACTTACGAGTTAATGCTCTTAATGCTCAATTAGGTTCTCCTATCTATAAGCCTTCAGATGCGGCAATGGCAGGCGGAGCTAGCTCTAATAGAATAGTAGCAGGCAGAGATGAGAAGGGTAATGTATCCTTTACTAACATTAATACTGGGCAATTACCTTCAGTACGTACTGATTTAAGTCAGGCTAATAAACCTGCTTTCTCAGACAAGATGTTAGATGAGACTATTCAAGCTATGACTAATGGCTTTAGTACCTCAGTAGGACCTGATGGTAAAACAGTACAAGTACCTCTTGATAAGATGCAAGTTGCTACTAAGTTAGTTGATACTAAGAATCAGATAGATGCATTTGTAACAGAGTTCTCTGATAAGGTTCTTAATACTAACAAAATGGCTTTGGGTATTCCAGCACTAGAGGCTAAGCTTCCTGCTGCTACTCAAAAGGATAATGAACTAATAGCTCAAGGACTTCCTGCTAACAATGCAAAAGCTCTAATGGCTCAAATTCAGGCTAACACTACTATTGCAGAACAACGTACTAAAGATGCAGTAGCTTCTAATATGTTGATTAGGTCAGCAGAAGGTAAGTATGAAAAGCTTAAAGCAGTATCCTCTCTTGCTATGGAGAAGGCAGGGTTTGTAGAGAAAGGTAAGTTAGAAGACGAACTAATAGACCAGCAGATGCCTTTGTCTACTAAGACTAATGTAGCTAGACTAATGCAGATGGATAAAGATGAAGAAGAGGCTACTGGCAAGACTTCTGCTTTAAATCCTGCTGACCCTTCTAGCCGTCAAGGTTATTTGAAACGCTTAGATACTAAGCAAAAAGCAGTACTAGAAGCTGACCCTAGAAACTTACCTGCATATGCTTTATCTGACCCTGACAATACTATTGCTAGGAAGTTATTAGTAGCCAATATGAGAGATAGTGGTAAGAGTACTACTGAGATTGACGAAACTCTTAGAACAATGAGCAAGTTAAATACTGACCCTAAGATGTTTGAGAGTGCTTTCAGAGCTATGTATCCTACTCCTGAATTACAAGCTCAAATGCAGTATCTTAAAAAGCCAGACTTACTTACTAACAAGCAAGCTCAAGAAGATGCTAAGTTGGCTAGAATTCAAATGGTTATTCAGCCTTATATGGATACTATTGCTAGAGAGAAGTTTACTAATGATGTCCGTAGTTGGATGCCAGTAGAGACTGACCCTACATTTAAGCAAGCATATGCTGATACAGTAGCGGCTGGGTTAGTTCCTAACTTAGAGAATGTAGGTAAGATGTTTGTAGGTTCTGACCCTGCTACTGCAATGGCTAAGTATAAAGTCCTTAGTGATGTTACTGCTACTAGACTTAAGAATATGAAGCGCGATGTAGTAGGTAATGTAGACTCTACTATAGTAATGGCAGAACTTCCTAGAGTACTAAGTGCTGCAAGAGCAAGTAATCTAAGTAGGGCTGTAGATGCATCAGGAAGCGCCTTGAGTAATATGAGCAAAGTAGTAGCTCCTTATACTTTCTTACAGCCATCTGAGGTAGCAGGAAGAGTAGCAGAGCCTATTAAAGATATGTTTAACTGGGCATTTAGTGAACGGCAGTTACAAGAATAGGAGAAGTAAATGGAAAATTTTACCAATAGCTTTATAGAGGGAGAGGAGGACTTTAATACTCCTCTCGTCTCTGCTAAGTTTGATACTCAGATGGACTTAGCTTCAAAGGTTACTGGCTTTGCTACTGCGACTGTAGCAGATGTAGGAGCTACCTTATGGAACTCTTTGGCTCCTATTGCAGGAGGGGAGTCTGTAGAGACCAGAGACTTACTAGCTAAGATTAATAAAGATGCCGCTGCAGTATATGATGCTAACCCAGAAGCTGTACAGACTGCCTCCTTAATTGGAGGTTCTTTCTTGCCTATGGGTTTGGCTATGAAGGGTATGTCTGCCTTACGTGCAGGAGCTAAGGGAGCTAGCTGGTTTAGTGATGCAGGAAGAGCTGCTAACCTTACTAAATTAGACGAGGCTATTAAAGCTGGAGTAGAAGGTACTTCAGCAGAACGTATAGCTAGAAGGGCTTTGCTAGTTAATGGAGTTAAGAATAATGTATTAGATGCCGCTGTTGCAGAAGCTGCTATGCTAGCTACTATGTCTGCTCATCCTATGCTAGAAGATTACTGGGAAGACCCTGTTAAGAACTTAGGTATCTCATTAGCTTTTGGCGGTGTACTAGGAGGAGGATTAGGGCATATTGCAGATAGAGCGGCGGTTCGTAAAGTAAGTGGCTCAGCCTATGCATCTATTGCAGAAGATGTTAACAAGCATTTGTATAAAGATACAGAGCCTATGTTTGCCCCAGCTGCTCCTAACCTAGGTAAGTTACAAGCATACCAAGCTAACATAGATAACCTCAAGGCTATTATTAATCCAGAGTATAATGCTAATCCTGCAGTTAAAGCTTTTGCAGAGTCTACTCTGTTAGAGCAAGAAGCTAAGCAAGCTAAGTTGTTTGAAGAGTCTGTACCAGAGGCATTTGCTACCCTTGATAAAGCAGATAGAGATGCTATTATGCAGAGGGTTATTAATAATCCAGCATTTGGTACTGCTAAGGCTGCTGAAGGTATTAAGTTCTATACCCCTTCAGAAGCTCAGATTAAGGGCTTATCAGTAGGCTTGCCTAGGGTAGGAAGTACTTCAATGGAAGATACTGCCAAGATTATTAAGAATGATAAAGGTGAAGTAACTAATATTACTGATAGTGTGTTCTTACAAGAACATAATACCTTTGTTCCTATTGAGGAAGCTGACCAATTCGCACGTGCTAACTCTACTGGCTTGACTGCTAAAGTTTATGCTAACATGGAAGACTTTGGCTTAGGCGGAGTACCTCGTACTGATGTTCAGTTATCTATTGCTACTGGTACTTCAGTAGAAGCTGATACTCTTTATCTGACTTCGCTCTTAAAAGTAGCTAATAAGAAAGTAGATGATATTAAAGTAGTAGCTCCAGATGACTTACCTCTAATTGATGCTATGCTATCTAGGGCTGCTAAAGAACCAGAGCTATTTGAAGGTAGGCAGTTTACTGTTACTAAGAATGCTCCTAACTATGAGACTTTAGAGAAAGCTAATCTAGCAGTTAACCCTGTTAAGGCTTCTCACTTAGATGACTTAAGAGCTCTTACTGGGGCAGACTCTATTTATAATTTAGATAGATATGATTCTTCTATCTCATCTCAGGCTAAGCGAGTAGTAAGTAGATGGGTTAAGGGAGACTCCCCTGATAAGAACTATCTGCGTAATGGAGTAGAGAAGTACTTACGAGGTAGTAAGGTAAAAGAAGATGCTGAGGCAGTAGCTATTG